ATGCGCTATTTGTATTGGATAATCATTAATTATTGGATCATTCTGTCCATGTTGTTTCAAAATACAAGTTAAAGCAGTATCATATAAAATAGAACCTACCAAATAATCTTTTATGACATGTCTTTTTTTAATATACCAATCTTTTTTCATTACAAAAACATCTTGTCCTGCAACTTCATATCTAAGAGGAATCATTTTATCTTTTATGTTATTGATTGGATAAATGTCCATTCTAGAACAAGCATATCCTGTATAATCTCCATGCAAAATATATTTTATAAATTTATTACTAAACAAAACATCACTATTTGCATAAACCATATAATCACATTCCGTTTCGGCAAGACCATCTAATATATCTTTTATACAAGGTGTTGTTTTTTTACCATTTTCTACAAAATCTCTACTATCTCTTGAAAGTTTTTTAAATTTATGTAAAGAAGATGTATTTTCTTTTGAATTTTTTTGAAACGCAAAAAGATTTACATTGTCTGGATATTTATTTTTTAAACGATATTGCGTTTCTAAACCCAATGATTGTTTTAAATTATTACCAAAAATATTAGTACCTATGCTTATTTTCATAATCTAATAATCCCTATACCTTTTTCTTGTTTTGGATGCATTCTTAATTCCGTGTATTTATATTTTCCTTTAATATCATCCCAAAGTTTATGTACACCACCTTCTTCGGCATAACCTATGTCATGTAAAGCCACTATTCCTCCATTTTTAACCAAAGAAGAGTACATTTCAAAGTCTTTTTTTACTGCTTCGTGTGTATGATCTCCATCAATAAACAAAAAATCTAAAAGTTCACCATTTAATAATTTTATTACTTCGGATTTTGTGCTTTCTAATTGTGATTGGCTTTGAATTAAATGTAATTTGTTATTATTGCGTTTTGTCCAAAGCTTCCATTCATTTTGAATGGCATATTCTTGTACAGGGACTCTTGGATCACCTTTACCGCAAAAATCTGATATTGGAAGATCTATCGATATGATTCTTGCTTTATTTTCACTATAATAAAGCCAATGATGAAGAGATGATCCAAAATAAGATCCAATTTCTAATACATTTTTAGCTTTTAAATCAATATATTCTTTTAAAAGAATTTCAAACTCCGGTTCATATTGAGTTAAACTAATTCTTTCATCAATTATTTTTGTTTCTATCATAAATTTGTTTTAAAATAGGTTTAATTTGATTTGGCATTGCGGGAGCAATGTGTGATGGTACTGTTTGATGTAATTCATAGAATATTTGAAGTCCGTTTACAGTTTGTTTCATAAATTGTTCTTCGTTTTTAGATAAAGTAGAATTTGCTTTTTCATCTTTAGCTTCTTTTATATAATTTTCACTACCTGTTACATCACCAAACCACCAAAATGGTGTGTAATAACCTTTTTTGATAAATCTTAATGTATGTTCTACGTGTTCCCATGCATTATAGAATCTTTCGTCCATCAAACCAACTTCTTCCAATGTTTTAGCATCAAAATAACAAAACATAGCTACAATATGCTCAAATAAAGATATGGAAAGTTCATCTTTTTTATAATTTACAATCATTTTAGGATTTGCATCACCATCTTGAGATGCTAAATGTCTTTTTGAAAGATCTCCAATTACACTTTGATCTTTTTGCACACGATTCCAAGGACTACCCGGACCAAAATTAAAATGTTTCAGTCCTGTTTTTTTAGAAGCATTTATATAAAAATCAAAAACATTATTATTTGTAATGATACAATCATCTTCAAGAGTAAAAATATGATCACATTTTAATGTTAAAAGTCTTTTAAATATTTTATTTTTAGATTTTCCTACACCTAAATTTTTTTCATTCTGGATAAAAATGATTTTATTGGATTTTGGTGTATAATCAAATGGTTTTCCATCATTAACAATGACAATATGATCAATCTTGTCTAAATCGATGCTCTCTATGCACTGATTAAAGTAATCTGGTCTATTGCATGTGGTAATACCCACACCTATTATTTCCTTTTTCATAATTTTTTTGAATAATTTTTTTGTAATTCTTCTAAAGAAGTCATTAGTTCATCATTAGATGCTGGTTTAGGGTCATTTTCTGATGGTATGTATTTGTGAGTCGTTAAAAAATAAGCATAAGACATATTAACAGTATGATCTGCGTCTTTTGATAATTCTTGATAGTTTGGTTTTTGAATTAATCCTTTTGTTTGATCAACACCATCAACAATTGGAATAAATCCTGTTGGTGGGAATACCTTCTTCTCTCTCATTCTTAAAATATAATCAAGAACATCAAGATTTTTTGTATTAAAATATCTTTCATCAAAAAAACCAACATTTGAAATAATTCCATTAAACAAATACATAAAATCACTATTAATATCTTCTGATAAATTCAATGTAATGTTATTCTCATCATCTTCAATTTTTATTTTTGATTTAGATGGACCAAAAAACGCCCAAATACCAAAAACATTTGCCATCTTAATAGTATTTTCAAAAATTTTAGAATCTTTAATGATTTGATTTGAATTTATTAAAAAATAATGTTTTAATCCTTTGATTCTAAAATGATTAACTGCCCAATTCCTTAATGTTGCAAAGGGAATTGATCCGGTGTATGTTTTTGTTACACAATCCGGTAATTTGTTTCTTGTATTAGAAACGACAATTACGTTTTCTGTGCCTTCGGGAATTGAATCATAACAAGCATTCAAGTCATCTTGTCCATAAACATCAATAATAGCTATACCTACGTCTTTCATATTAAAGAATTATACATCTCTTTTATATATTCTACAACTTCTTTTTTATTTTCTGGGTTTAAAGTCTCAATATACTCTTCGATGCTTTTTATAAGATCAGAAGTACCCAATTCTTTGTTTTCATCAAAAACTTCTATCTTTGAATCATTTTCATTGTAGTCGATTCTAATATTTTTTGGATTTAAATTTAACAATTTACCTTTAAACTCAATAATTTGATTTTCATCTGCTTGATTATCAACAATTAAACTAATAAAATTATTTTTAATGATGTCTTCATCAAAATTTTCGTCTATTGATATCTTATAATGTTTTGGTGATATTGTATTTTCAATAAATTCAAAGTCTTCTGTCTCTATATTAAAAATATAAATACCTCTTTCGTCTTTAACATCACCAAAATTATGTTGATAGGGACTTCCCAAATATACAATTTGACCTTTTTCATATTTTCTATGATCTTTTTTATGAAAATGACCAGAAATAATTGTTGGTGCAATTTTAAACAAATCTTTATAAGAAAAACCATGTTCACATAGCTTGTAAGAGTTCATGTAAAATGAATCAATTTCAAAATGACCAAATATAATATCAGATTTAGAAATATCATCTAATGACACACCCCAAGGAACAAGAGTAATGTTTTTAGAATAATTTGTTTCAATTGTTATAGGTTCTTTGTCTATAATTTTGATATTATTCCATCCATCTAAAATAGATATAGAATTAATATCACTTTTGTCTTTTTTAAAACAATCATGATTACCAGCAGATATATAAATGTTAAAATCTTTAAAGTAATCAAAAAATTGTTTAGCTATAGACAAAGTTTCAACGGAAATATGACTTCTGTTATGAAATATATCGCCCGGAATTATAATATCTTCAATATCTCTGTCTTTATAGAGTTTAGAAGCCCATTTAGCAAAGTCTAAAGCTATATTATGCCATTCTTTGCTGTCTTGAGCTATTCCAAGATGTATATCTGAAAAACAACCTATGGTTTTATTTCTTATTTTCATTAATTTTTCCTATCTCTTTCTTTCATTATATTGATATTGTTGTTCTTTGACAAGTGATTAAATGATTCGGACATTAACATAAATTCCATTTGATACTTTTCATGAGTTTCATGAATATGTTTTTCTTTTTTAATTCTATTTCTAAATGCATTAAAAGCTATTCTTGTAAAATATGAGAATGGATTAGTTCCTTTATCTCTATTATATTTTTTTGCAATAAGAGCTTTCATCATTCTTATAATACCATCACCAACCATCTCTTCCCTGTAAGAATAGTTGATAAAATTAGGAGCATAACTTAACTTGTTAGATATCTTGCTTATCATCATAGCTAAATTATCAGACATATTAGCTGATTTGTAATACTTCATAATTTCTTCATCAAATTCTTTTGGATCTACATAATATTTGGCTTTATCCGAAACTTTTCTTCCTCTTTTTTTAGGTTTTTCTTCTATGATTTTTTCTTCTACAACTTCTTCTACTTCATCTTCGACTTCATCATCTATTTCTTCAACATCTTCTTCTATTATCTCATCATTTTCATCATCAGAATAACCATCAGAAAATCTTTCATCATATAGATCGTCTTCTTCATCGTGAAATACAGGTTCTATACTGTTATCAAGAAGTTTTTTTCTTTTCTTGTATAACATTTTTGATCTTGTGTTATATGTTTTTTTCTTCGTACTTGTATTTTTCTGTTTCATAAAGTTTAATCCTTTCTTTTAAATGGTTTTTTGAATATTTTGTATTATCTGCAATATCGAATATGTTAGCTGTTGTTTTTGTTGGATGTAGTCTTAATGCTCTTCCAATTGATTGCATTATTTTAATTTTAGCTTTACCCGCAGAGGCAAAAATTATGTTATGTAAATTTGGAATGTTAATTCCTGTACTAAAAATTTTAGAAACCGCAACAGCAATGATGTCATTTCTTTCTTCCATCAACTTTCTTATGTTTTCTCTTTCTTCAATTTCAGTAGAACCTCTAATAAAATATATTGGGCGTGAATCTTTACACATCGTTCTCAATGTTGATTCGATATTTAAACCATGGTCAATTCTATCTACCATAATAATAGTGTTATTTGATAATTTTGAAGCTAATTTAGATATAACTACATTCCTTTTTGAATTATTCATCAAATAATCAATCTCATTATTATATGCTTCTGCTGGTTGTGTTGTATTTTTAAAGAAATTTGGAATATTTTGATGTTTAATGTTAAGAATTGTTATTTTAAAACTAGATATGTATTTTTTAATTTCTAATTCTTTGGTTTTTTCTTCATAAACAATAGGTCCAATTTTTCCAATGATGTTCCATTGATCGATTGGTGATGGAGGCATTGTTCCTGTAAATCCAAAAATATGATCAGTGTTAATTAAATTAAAAATTTTGTTAATTTCATTACCCTTCCTTAAACCATGAGTTTCATCTACAAGAAGAATGTCAACCTTACTTAAAATAGACAAATCTGTTTTATCACTTAATAAAATTTGAGCACCTGCTACAATTGTTGTTGCATCATCGTCTGGTTTATTGTTACCAGACCATTTTGTTACCTTTTGCATACCATATTCACTAAAATCTTGTGCGGTTTGTGTAACAAGTTGTAAAGAGGGAACAATTACCAATGCTAATGCATCAGGTTTATTCATATTCAAACGCATACTTTCAATTATGCTAGACATAATCAAAGTTTTACCACCAGCAGTTGGAATTACTATAACTCCTCTACCTTTTTTAATAGCTGCTTTGATGGATTTGTCTTGATGGTCCCTATAGGACAGACTATACTCCTTAATTGTGGGATCAGAAAAACCTACATTTGTTTTTTTAAACAAAGATTTATCAATTTTATATGTTTTTTGGTTGGCATCAAAATAAGCCGCTATGTTATCGGTTAAACCAACATCAAATCTACCAGAAGGCGTTATTGCATATATTCTTGCGGGTGCAAATTTGTTTCCTCTGCCATATGCAGGGTTAGTAATAGAAAAACTATTTCTTATTAATTCGATTGTGTTTAAATCGGCAAATATCTGAGCTTGCTTGTTATTAATTAATTTTAATTCTATCATGTTGTTTCTAGAACCATTAATTTGGTAGCATTCCCCATATCATAAGTAATAGAACTGAATATTTTTTCTACTTTTTCAAGATATTCAATAATTAAACCTAAATCTTTAATTTCTTCATCTATTTTTTTAATTGATTCTGATGAATCAACTTTAGATTTTAATGCTGCTGCGGGAATACCAGTTGGTATTAAATTTTCATCTGTAAGTTTTTTTAAAGTTAATTCTTTAACTTCTTTTCTTTTTTTTTCTAAATTGTTTTTGGCTATTTTGTTTTTAATTAAATAAGATACCCATTTATGTTTGACTGCGGGAAGCATTAATTGTTTTTCCAAAATGTTAATTTGGTCAAACCTTACATCTTCTTTAATCTCTTCTAAATATTTTTCAAACAATTCCATAATAATTAATAAGTAGCATTATACATTATGTTTAAACAATTTCAACAAAAAGTTATCAATATATTAGAACAGGTTGCTATGGTAGCAGCAAGTAATTCTACGGGTGGTGGTGCATTAGGACCAAATGCTACATCATTAGACGCTCTTAATGGTGCTTCTGTAAGAGATACTATGGCTGTTGCTGGTGGTACAGAACCTCCAAAAAAAGGAAGAAGAAAAAAATCAAAAAACAAATTAAAAAAACCTTTTTTCCCTATGGTTAAAAGAAACCTTCCATCTAAAACATTTTAATGGACACTGGACATTGGATTTTAAATGAATCTGTTGTTATAACAGAAGAAACTTTTGGTTTTATTTATGAAATAACCAATACCGCTACTAATAAAAAGTATATTGGTAAAAAACAATGTCAATCCCGTATTAAAAGAAAACCATTAAAGGGTAAAATCAGAAATCGTATAGATTATAGAGAATCTGATTGGAAATTATATACAAGTTCTTCAAATGATCTTAATGAAGAGATCAAAATATACGGTAAAGATAAATTTATTTTTAAGATATTGAGAACTTGTGATTCTAAATGGGCTTTGGCTTATTATGAAATCAAAGAACAAATAGATAAAGAGGTTCTTTTTAAAGATGAATACCATAATGGTATAATCAATTGTAGAATTGGTAAAGCACCCAAAGCAGAAATGGAGAAATTTAAAGACAAAAAGGTAATTATATAAGTATGAGTCATTGTATTTATTGTAATTCCACCACTTATGGCAGACCTTGCCTATTTTCGCCTTCAAATACACATGTTCATTTTGATGCACCTCAAAAATGCATATATTGCGGTTCAAAGGTATTAGGTGGTGGTTGTTTATGGAACCCTTTTGGTAAAACTCATGTAAGAGGTCCAGAATATCTTGTAAGTGTCAAAGAACAAACCGACAAATCAGCCGTTTTAAGCTATCTTTACGAAAACATCAGCAAGGATGACCCAAATATACCGTTAACGCCTCTGAGTAGGTTTTACAAGCGTCTGTGTGGTATAATAAGCAGTGCTGGTCAACCATTACTTGAAGCTTTAAGCCTTCAATCAAAAACAACTTATTCAAATTTATCAAAAACCGATAATATTAAGGTTTATGAGTTAAAGGAAAGACTTATACATCAATATCAAGAACTATCAGAAACATTAAAACATGCTAATCTTTCCCTTCCACAAGAAATTGTTGAAGAAGTTTTGGTGGATGCTATAATGTCTGCTAGTGAAAAGAAAGCATAAACAGTATTTTATATACTACTTAAAAGAAAACATTTTTATTTTTGATGTATTCGATTATATCGAAGAACTGGCAGCAGATTATGTTGATTACTGTTTTGAATGGAAAATGGTAAATGAAAATTTTGTTTCTGAAAAAACAATAACTATCAAAGCGTTTATTGAATCTTATATATCAGAAACCATATCAAATATGGAATATAAAAACGATAAAATAAATTCAAAAGTTTTTTGTTATTTTAAACCTAAAACTCAATTAAATTTATGGTCAAACTTTTTTAAAAATCCTAATCGTTTTATAAAAGTGTCTAAAAGCGTTTTAAAAAACAAATTATTTAATTTTAAAGAAATACCAGAAGACTTAAATCTTTTTCAAAACATAAAAGGACAATTTAGTGGTATACCTTGTCTTATGCCTACAGGAGAAGATGAAACTTTTTTATTAAAAATGACAAAAAAATTAAAATAACCACTTGACTTCTTACTTTTTTTTTGTACAATACAAATGTGGATTCTTTAAACAAACATTTTAATAGATTTTAATACATAATATATTTTAATAGATTTTAATACATAATATATTTTAATAGATTTTAATACATAATACTTTATAATACAATAATAGCTTATAATACATGAAAATACTCGCAATAGGTGATATACACCATCACATCGATGCAGCAGAAGATATAGCTTCTAAGTATGAAAATACACATAAAATCATATTTGTGGGTGACTACTTTGATGACTTTAATGACAATCCATCAATTGCATGTAAAACTAGTTTTTGGTTAAAAGAATCTTTAAACAAACCAAATCGTATACATTTATATGGAAACCATGATTTGAACTATACACCTTTTTGTGAATACAATATGGATCGTATGCTTAAGATGTATGCTTGTTCTGGATATGAAAAGAAAAAAGATACTGTTATTAAAACCATATTAAAAAATGAAGATTGGAAGAAATTAAAATTACATCATTTTGAAAATGGTTTTCATTTTACTCATGCTGGTATAGCTAGACAGTTATTTGAACACCCAATTAAAGGAATAACAAATGAAACAATATTAGAATCAATAGAAAATCTTAACATAAAATTCTATAATAGAGAAAAATCAGATTTAATCGGTGGTGCAGGATATTGTAGAGGAGGACATATACCTGTAGGTGGTATTACTTGGTTTGATCATAATCAAGAAGCAGATCCAATAAATGGAATCAAACAGATATATGGACACACACCAATTAATGATATTGATATTTTAGAAGATAATGATGGTGTTAATATTTGTATTGATTGTGGTTTATCTGAAGTTCTTGAAATAGATGAAGATGGAACTTATAGCATCATAAAAACCGGATTTGATAGTTTTTATGATATCTATAATAACAAAAATAATATTTGGAAATGAAATTAAATCTTAAATTTATTAATTTTTTGATAAATAATAGTATGAATTATTTTTTAATATTATGTTTCTTCTTTATTGTTGGTTGTGCTGCAATTGAAAAGAAGAAAGAAACGCCTCCTTCAGTATCTACTGGTCAAATTATAGCTTCATTAAATGATACAAAAACAGAATTAAATTTAGCAGGACAAGATAATGAAAAAATTTCAATTAGTATAGATAAAGCTTTATCTTTAGCTCAACGTTTAGATAATCTTTTAAATCAAATTGAAAAAGAACAATCAAACTTAAACAATAAAAATATTATTAAACCAATCAAATGAAAAATTTAACAATTTTAATTACTCTATTAATTCTTACATCATCTAGTTTTGCTGGATATTGGAATTCTAAACCAAAACCAACTCCAACACCTGTTATTGTCACAAAAACTATTTCGTCACCATCAACAACAAATAGTTCTTTACAAGAAGCAAAATCTGTTATCAAAGAACTTAACAATGAACTTAATTCCACAAAATCATTAAATAATGATTTAAAAACTAAATTAAACGCTGCCACAGCAAAAATTAAAGAAACAGAATTGAATACACAACAAGTTCAAAAGAACGCAGATGCTTTGAAAGCATGGGGAATTGAGCAACAAGATCAAGCATTTCAATGGATGGACAAGTATACCAAGACAATCAAGAGATATCATCGTCTTAAAAACATAGCTGCAATCGTGGCTGGTTTATTTGGAGCCATGCTTGGAATGTATTGTATGAGATTAGTTCCACCAGTATATGCTGCATATGCTTTTGCATTACCTATTGCTGGTGCTGTATTGGCTTTTGGTGCTGTTTGGATGTTTTTCTGATAAGTATATCAGAAGGAGCATTTAAACACGATGTGGGACAAATTAACAATCATAGGACAGTCTGTAGCAGCAATGTTATCGCACGATAAAGTACCACCAAACACACCACCAGAATATATAGACGATATGAAGTCTATTAACTTCTTAAGAAGTAAAAAGTTTTTTGTAGTATTTACTTCTATTTTGATGTTAATTGCTTTCTATAGCGTCAGTGTTTTTATTTTATTTTTAACCGCAACAGTACCTACTATTACAACACCATTTGTAACGATATTTGTTGAAACAATAAAGATATTTGCAATCATCATTTCTGCATATCTTGGATTACAAGCAGCTATTGATTTTAAATACAATACATCATCTAATGTGGATTTAAAAAATGAAATTAAATATGCAAAAGAAGAAGTACAAGAAACTATCATACAAGTATATGCTGAAAAATATAAAGATGACCCATCATATGCTCCTTTAAAGTGGGTGGAGGTACAACCACATGAATAATTGGCCTAAGCAAAACTTCACCTCAATGACCGCATTCTATGGTCCTGTCGGTGAAAACATGACTCAAATACAACTTCCTTATGAAATGTATCTTGCATGGGATGAGGGAGTAAAAGTTAAGAAAATTTCATGCAACGAAAAATGTGCTGAATCTTTGCACACAATTTTTGAACAAACACTTAAAACATACAGCTTAAAAGACATTCAAAAACTAAAACTTAATAGTTTTGGTGGATGTGTGAACGTTCGTAAGATGCGTGGTGGTTCTGCATGGTCAATCCATTCTTGGGGTGCTGCTGTAGATTTAGATCCAGATCGTAACCTTCTCAAATGGGGAAGAGATAGAGCAGTTTTTGCTAAAAAAGAATATGAACCTTTTTGGAAAATTGTAGAAGGTGAAGGTTGGACAAGTTTAGGTAGAGCCAGAAACTTTGATTGGATGCATTTTCAAGCAGCTAATCTTTAATAGACAGGAAATAATATTGTATCAATAAAATGTCTGGCTTTTGTTGCGCCAATATAAGCAGATAATGCTTTTGATGTTTTGTCGTTTTTTCTTTGATTGAAAGAATAATTGTTTTGAATAGCTATTGAGTTTTTAACTTGTTCGGGATACAGATAGTCTCCGCTAAAATTGTTTTTTTCAACATAGTCAACATAGAATGCAAACAAATCAGTAAAATCATTTACTAATTCTTCTTCATTTAATCCCTTTGGAGATATACAGATAAAGTTTGAAGAAAAGAAATTTGCCCATTCTGGTAATTTTCTTTCATTTTCAACATATTTCTTTTTTAAATTTTTTAATTTATCATCTAAATGTAAAATGACATAAGGACAATCCGTAAAATCACAAAATAAACCAGTAACATTATTGTTAAGAGCAATAACATCAAACCCATATATAGGAATATTTTTAAAATATGATGGGAAAAATGTACAATGAAGGACTTCTATTTTATCATTGAT